TGACGATGAAGAAATGGTGGGCATCGCTGCAGAAGAAAAATCCAACATCATAGACATGTTTAAGAACGCTGTGGAAGAAGAGAAGGCATGGGCATCATACCTCTTCAAAGATGGCAGCATGATAGGACTAAATGAAAAGTTATTATCACAGTACGTAGAGTTCACTGCTAACAGAAGACTACGTGCACTTGGTTTTGATCCACTGTATGACATTGGTATTAGAAACAATCCTTTACCATGGACACAGTACTGGTTAAATAGTAAGGGTCAACAAAACGCACCACAAGAAACGGAGATCGAATCTTATGTCGTCGGAGGAATCAAACAAGATGTCACCAAAGAAACCTTCAAAGGATTCTCTCTTTGAAAATCCTAGACCAGAGGAAGACATAGCAGAGATGATGAAAGCAATCATGGATGCAGAAGACATCGACTACAATGACATGGCAGGTGGATGAAGTTCGAGTTTGAAAAACAATTTGGTGAAGGTACAGATCCTTGGTATGCAAAGGCAGAGAGGTGGGCAAAGAAGCAACGCTATCCCATCTCATTTTTATTGCTTGGTGCTATAGAGTGGTTGAAAAATAAATGGATTGATGTTAAAATATATAATACTATGCGTGACGTAGACCGTCAGGCAGATGCAATCAAAAAGATCTGGGAGGAAGATGACAGAAGAGAACCGAATATCGTGGAGACAGGAGTATTTGGAGATGAAGGCTGGTCTATCGAAATTTCAAATCCAGTTGTTGAAAGAGGGACCTCATCAACTAGCACAGGCATGGTTACTCCAAGCGATGCACAACGACTACAAGAGGATGAAAGGGATCAAGGAACCGCCCAGTAGAGAGTCGGGATACCAGACATCTTTAAAGGAATGGTTTAAGAATTATAACTAACACTTGACTAAATAGTTGTGGGTATGCTAACATACCTTTACGTTCATCCCTCTGGTAGGGGGACGCAAGTAAGCCGACTCGGAACGGAATCGTTCATCTCGATTATGTACCATCTTTTACTTAGTCTCATAGCAATAGGTTCACCCCTTAGTTGTTCAGAGGCTACTGAGTTGATGAAATCAATGCGTAGTTATTCTCCTAACAGGGAAGAGACTATTAGTGTAATCAAACATCATACTGTCGAAGGATGTGACATTGATTGGGACGCAAAAGCCGACTGAAGGAACGGTCTAATCAACCTAATTCCAACAGGAGAAAAACAATGGCACAGGTCACTTACCGTGGTGTTTCTTATGACACCAACAGAGCAAAATCTCAGCAATCAAACAAGGTCGAATTAGTTTACCGTGGTGTAAAACTAAATAAAGATCTTACAACTGCGAAGTAATGGAAGTACTATGGATAAGTGCTGCTTCAGCACTCTTCCTAACCATTATCTACGCTGAGACTTTATTCCTTTATAAGGATGCTTAAATCTCTCCCCGACTACATACAGTATTCGGGGATTTTTTATGCAAAGAACGAGATTAAAAACATTAATACAAGATTTAGAAGACCTATTAGCGGAGTTAAAATCAGAGGTCTACGCAGACACGAGTGCATATATTGACAGTAATGGAGAACAGTGGTATAGTGGTGACGATGATGACGGGTATCCAGATTGAAAGTTAGTATTGTTGGAGCAGGTAACGCAGGTTGTTTCACAGCATTATATTATTCATGGCACGCTAAAGATATAGAAGTAGAGTTAATTCATAATCCCGATAAACCACCAGTAACTGTAGGTCAAGGCACTATACCTGGTGCATTAGAACTTCTACATAACACTACCAGATTTAATTGGTTTAATAATAAAGCACACGCTACACCCAAGACAGGATTTTTATATGAAGGTTGGGGTAAGATAAATTATGAAGTCATGCATCCATTTCCTGCAGAGAATATGGCTATGCATTTTTGTCCCCATGAGATGCAAGCAGAGATATTAAACTCAGGTAGATTTAAAGTTAGTGAAGGTGATGTAGATCCTAAAGATGTTGATGCAGATTATGTATTCGATGCTAGAGGTTGTATGTCACATGACTATATTAAATTAACTAGTCCAGTTAACTCTGTGATTCTTGGAAAACCAAAATGGAATACCTTAGAAAATTTATGGACTGAAGGTGTTGCAACACCTAATGGATGGACGTTTGTTATACCTATGCATTCTACCTCTCCATCTCATAAAGAATCTGTTGGTTACATATACAATAATCAAATTACAAAAACTGAAGATGCTGAAAAAAATTTTCAGGAATTTTTTGAGGTAGAGGTCACACGTCATTTGACCTTTGATAGTTACGTTGCACGTGAACCTGTTATAGATGATAGGATATTCCTACAAGGTAATAAATTATTTTTCTTGGAACCATTAGAAAGTACCGCCACCGAAGCATACTTACACTGGTCAAAAGAAACATTATGTGCTATAATGAATGGAACAACTTCCGATCTTTCTAGAAGTATCAAGAAGTACATCAGAAGAATACAAAATTTTATTCTATGGCACTATCAGTTTGGGTCTAGATATGATACTCCATTCTGGGACTATGCAAAGAGTTTAATTTCTACTGATGAAACTTTTAATAAGTTTCTAGATACATCTATTAATATGAGTTGGGATAAAGCAGTCACCATAACTGACATTGGTTATGCACAGTGGCCACCTAGTAGTTTTAAGTATTGGTATGAGGGTATGACCCTATATAAAGGAGAATGAAAATTATGAAATGGTTGAAGGAGGAGTTTACGAAAACGCCTGGCTATATGAGGGTAAACCTTTCACTTCTAATGATATTGGCGACTTCTTCGGTTTTGTCTACAGGATTACAAATCTCCAAAGCGGTAGGCAGTACATCGGAAGAAAGTATTTCTACCAGAAACGAAAACCTAAAGGAAGCAAGCGACGTGTTACGTCAGAGTCTGACTGGAAGCGGTATTACGGAAGCTCTGCAGAACTTAAACAAGACGTTAAAGAATACGGTAGAGATAATTTCCGAAGAGAAATAATTTCCCTACATAATACAAAGGGATGGGTTAACTACGAGGAGACCCGTCAACTCTTCCTTAATAATGTTCTAAGTGAGGATGAGAATTATTACAACTCAAACATCTTAGGACGCTACATGAAAAAAGATTACCATAATGAACAACTGTCCACCTGAGTTAAAGAATCAATGCGATAACCTACTAGCGTGGATGCAAGATCGTTGTGATGTAATAGTAGATAACAAACAGTACGAAGACATGTTTGCATTGTATATGGAATGGCACGAATGGATTGAAGAAGACAATCCTAGTATCATGGTGATAGGCAAATGGAATGAAAAGAAGTGATCTAGATTATCTTTATGAATGGGCAACAAGAACAGATTTTCCCCTTCGGAGAGCTCCAACTGCTGTTGGTTATTCTAACAAGGATATATATTTCTGCTGGCTAAAAGCATCGAACGATAAACGTGGTAGTGTTAGGTATTCTTTAGTCCAAGACGAGAGAGCACAACAAATTTTAGAAAGTGATGAAGTTGTTTTTGCTACTGTCTCTTGCTTTCATCCAGGCACAGAATTAGGACCCCACAAGGATCCTCCAGTATACGGAATACATTACAGACGAATACAAATACCATTATACATACCATCCAATGATTGCTACATGATTTGGAAAGGAGAGAAAGTCTTCTGGGAAGAGGGAGTACCTCAGATCTATGATGTCATGGATCATGTTCACGAAGGGTATAATTATTCTGACGATGATATGTTATTTCTATTTGTAGATATCTTAAAAGAAGATGACAACAGTAACTTGCACTAAATGCAACAACACAATACAGTCTAAACATGAGCATGATTATAAGATGTGTGGTTGTGACAACCAGACATATGTTTGTGGTGACACCTATGGTGGACTAGACATGAGTTATGTGATAGCATTAACTGAACCAAAAGAAGAAAAAGAAATTAGATTGGGAACTGAAGCACCACGAAGAAGAACAACTAGAATGATTGATGTAGATATTAGATGAATATAAAACAATATCCACCAGTTATTAATTCTATTTCTGTATATGAATTGGTAAGACAGGTAAAGATGTTTGATCCTCTGCCTGGTAATTGTTGGATAGGACTACATGATGAACCAGAGAATGCTTTGGAGAAATACATCTTGGATTCGTACGACATGTACTTCAAGGATATGTTTCCGAATGTTACAGGATTTGAATGGTGGTTTCATTATATCAAAAAGTGTGATAGAATGATAGCGTTCCACTCTGACCATGATGAAATGGTTAGGAGGGAGAATGAAGGTGAGATGATATATCCTCTCCTATCCACAGTCACTTATCTCAACAATCACAAATCACCAACGATAGTTTGGGACACTTCGACTGGGAATAACCAAAAGGAGTATCGAAATATACCACCCACTGAGGTTGTGTTTTCAATCCCTGAGGAAGGAAGGATTCTCACCTTTAACCCAAGATATATACACGGGGTGTTACCACAGAGCGAGGATAGAATCACCCTCATGTATAATATTTGGGACTACAGACCTAAAGGATTGAATCGTATAGATCAAAGAACTCTGAGACGTACTATGTCGTCTCAGTTTTTTGCTGAACAAGAACCTATTGATGCTGTTAAATGGTTAGGTGAGACGTGTGACAAGACTGTTACTTTATTTGGTCCTGACTGGAAGAGACTAGTAACATTCAAGCATCCTCTCAATGCAACAAACTACGGAGATTTTTGGAGTGTAATCCAATGATTGAAATTAAAGAAGAAGAACTTAAGAAAAAGGAAGATCACTATGCTGCATTAGCAGAGGGTGGTGAACCTATATTGGTTGTCAAACCAGATGGTAATAAATATCTGATGGTTCCTCAGAAACCAGATGACATGAGACATCTATGGGATCATGACGACGGAGCATAAATAACTAAAAAAGTTGTGTAATGGATTGGTTACCTCATATAGTAGTAAAGGCAGATCAAGATGCTGTACCTGCTACTGCTGCAACAGCATTAAAAACATTTAGCATAGGATTTCCAGAGCATACTGCAACTGTACACTATGTTGGTACATCTGTAGCAGTACAAAGGTTCTGTGAGAACTGGTGTGCTCAAGGTGGACATAAGTTTATCAAGTATGATAATAAGATAAGACAATCTAGATTACATTATGCTATTGTTAAAAATAGTAGACTTCCTGTTGTACTGATTCGTGGTACAGCAGTTTTTTATGGTGACATGAGCGATTATAGTCTTCCTAAGACTAAGATTTTTGGTGGATATATTTGGCCAACATATGCTGCTCAACCAATCAATGACAAGAAGAAATTAATCAGACTATCAGCAGTAGATAAAACTATTATATTCTGTTCACAACCAATCAAGGCAATGAGTATTGTGAATGAAATTACTAAGTGGGATAGACCAGAAA